ATTAACGTCAGGAGCAGTAACTCCAAAACTATCGTGTATCATACAGAAACTATCCACCCCTTGTTCATGTGCTTTAACTACAGCTAACTGTAATACCGAAGCATCTAATGAATGGATAAAGTTTGGACATATACTCTGCGATGTCTGACGTTTATCTATAAGGTTAGTGTTAGTTTGGTAGGATAACTTTAATATACTATCACCCATTTTAGTTTTAACTCTTTGACTTTCAGTCTTATAACAAGCCATCATAACTGGAAATCCTAATGGTGTTACCCAGCTTACTGGTAGATTTTCTGATGAGACTAATGAGGATATATCTTTTAGATATTTCATAATTTGTTTAGCTCCAACAATAACTTCATTGATGCTGTCCCATACGATTGGGGTTAGATAATTGGTAGCTTGAAATAAATCGTCTCCGAATTTATGCGTAACACCACGTTCACTTAACTGTTTAACTACATGCTCTGCTAAGTATGCTCTGCAAGAGTATCTGGTTAGTGAGTATGGTAAGCACATAACAGGTTTCTTGCAGAGTTTCCTGTCGATACCATATTCCAACCAAAGTGCCGCTAAGGGTTCGCTTCTAGTTTTTAATTTCTCGATTACCTTTAGAGCTACTAATGCGTACACATCATTAGGTTTATCTAAAGGAATTAAATTAGTTGCAAGACCACCTACTTCATCTCTCATCATTGCAGAGTAATGTTGAAGTCCTGAGTTAGAACAATCAGATTGAATAGGTAATGTTGTAATAAAATCTGGGTCATAATCAGTTTCAGCAAATGCTTTATATTCAAAACACCAAGCTAAAAACTGATATGGCTTGTCTGCTAATGTCCACCAAGTATCTTCAAAGGGAGACTTCGCAGTTGATATAATTTGAGCTTCATACTTCTGAACCCAATCAACTCTTGTCTTTAAATCTTCCTTATCAACTTCGCCAAATAGATTTGCACCAGCTATTGCAAAATTAACAAAAGCATCATCAGTCATCATTCTCTTACCATACTTAAATTTAATTAATGCTTTAGAGTAATCTGCACTTTGCATGGTTAGCATTGCAGGTTTTGCATAGATGCGAGTTCTAAAATCTAACTGTAATGGATAGAAGAAACCTTTAGTCTTTCTCATTTCAGTTGCTTCAGTAAATATTTGTTTAACCTGAATGTGTTTAGACTTCTGTTTGTTTCTATCGGTATAGACTTGGTGTGCCATTCTTTTCCATTTAGTTTTAGCTTCAGTGTTTGTAGCTATGTCCAATGGTTTAGGTGGTAAATCTATCAGGTCAGGATTAAGTGGGAGCTTTCCTAAAGTAAAATTATTTTCCACACATCTTTTAATGACCTGATAAATGTCTTCGTTAATTACCCACTCAGTTTGTTGAAGTATATTTACTGACTTAACAACATTCTCAAACTCGTGGAATTTATTTTTAAGTTCTTCTAAATATCTTCTGTTACTTGCTTTTATTAGATTGTAGTGCATTTAATGTCTCCTCTGGTTTATTTGTTTCGTTATATTTTCTTCCGTAGTAGCCGCCTGAGAATGGACTAGTCCAATCAAGTGGCGGACTTATCATTGGTAAGAACGTAGGTGTTAGAGCTTCATTTCGTATGTTGAAATTATCTATCTCCTGTATGAGTTTTTCTGTGGCTTCCACATAACAAACAGTTTTATTCCTAGCTAACTTCCTGTTCCTATGAGTTATTAATCCTAGCTGTTCACAGTAGTTAATCATCTTAACACCTAAGTGAAGTCTGTCTGACTTCTCCCAGTTATCAAATACAAGTTTAGATTTATTAATAAAATAAACCCATACATTGCGTTTATATCTGTATTTGTTTTTGGATTGTTTGAACCCTGAGGAATTAAGGTATCTATTAACCTTGTTATAACTTTCCTTTTCGTTGTCTTTAAAGGTATTAATTCTAGCTTCCATCATTAAACCTTGAGCTATATTTAAAGCTAACTTATTGATGGTACTTTGAGTTGATACACAGTCTATTGAGTTCTTAAGTATAACTAAACTAACACTGTCCCAAATGCTGGGGTCATTGTCTAAGAATACTCCATCATTAAAAGCTGACTTAGGTAAACACTGACATAATAATTTTAAAGCAGTGTGTCTGTTACCAGCTCCGCCTTCCTGTAAACTTTTTATATCTTTGTTTATCTGTTCAGATAACAGGGTGATGTACTTTTGCTGAATAACAATTCCATACAAAGTTGTACTTTCTTGACCCTTAGATTTAGCATCTGTTATTTGTTTTCTGTATCTAGTGATGCCACCTTGCATCATAAATTGCTCGTGAATTAGTTCGTCTGCTATAAGTTTTAAGTAATCCTTATCTGTTCTATACTTACCACCTACCCCTACCCTAACTAACTCCTGTATTTGCTGTTCTAATTGATTATTTGTGGACATAATGTGAACCTTTTATTGCACTAGTGAGTGTTTGCAGTGGACAATTTGCAATGGTTGCAAGAATAGTTCACTAGTGAAATTATTGCTAAATGCTAAAATTGATGAGGGATTACAATAGTAACTTGCACTATTGAACCTGTGAAAATTATCTTGGTATTTCCTAAGAATAGTATTCTGGTTATTTTTAAGACCTACCGCTAATAATTTTTTGTCCATTGCAACCTCATCTGCCCTATTGCAAATGCTATTGCAACCAACTTCATCAATCTTAACTCCTACACTTACATACTTGGTGGGCAAGAAGGGACTTGAACCCTTATGGATTGCTCCGCCAGTTCCTAAGACTGGTGCGTGTACCAATTCCGCCACTTGCCCAATCTTTGGAGTTATATGTAAATGTTTATTCATTTTCAACCTTACGTTTGTTTGAGTTGTGACCAATCATTGAATTTCTGCTAACTAAATATTCGTCTCTAGCATTATCCAAAGATAAAACTGCGTTGGTCAAAAGTTTACTTGTAGATTTTTTATAATATTTACTAGTCGTTTCCATACAAGTATGACCTGCTAAATCAGATATAACTCTGTCTGAAACTCCTTCTTCTACTAACCTTGTTATGAAAGTATGTCTCGTAACATAAGGTGTGTAAGTATTATTTAATCCACATTCTTTAACGTACTTTGCCCATCTAGTTCTGATGTATTGTTTTCCAAAAGGAAATACTTTTCCATCTTCTCTAGCTAAAGCAACTTCACGATACTTCTTTGCAATCTCTATACATCTTTTAGAAAGAGGAAATACTACTGACATCTTTTTAGTTTTCTCTCTGTAAAATTGAATAGTGTGATTTACAAAGTTGATATTGTGAATTGTAAATTTATTAAGTTCAGTTGAATGTCTCATGCCTGTATGAAATGCCCACGTCATCATGTCAGCAAACACTTCATCACCTGATTGTTCAATAGTCTCAATAAACTTTTCTTGTTCTCGCAAAGACATTACTGGTTTAGGTGTACTCTCACCTCTTGGTAAATCCTCTATCCCTAAATTCTTAATTGAAGGATTTGGATTTAAACATTCAGTGTAATTCATCAGTCTATGTTTAATAGCCAAACGAATTAACTCTCTAATAACACCTAATCTTTTATTAATAGATGAACTAGAAGCTGTACCTATACTGTTGTTTTGTCTTTGTATTATTTTATCTCTAAGCCAAACTTTAAAACTATCTAGTTCTTCATAAGTAAAACTATTTAGTTTTTTATCTGAGCTAAAGAACTCAACTATATCATTATAATAAATTACAATGTTTCTAGTGTGTTGTTCAGCTTTAGAATTAGCTTCTTCAAGATAATAGTTTTGCCAAATGCCACCTAATGTAGCTGTACCAACTTTTTTCTGTTCGTACATTTGAGCATAACCATTAGTTGCCACTTGTTTCTGCATACTCAACTTTAACATTACTGCTTCATTCAATGCTTTCTCAAACAAAGTTTTAGCAGTAACATCATCAACACCCTCAGGTATTCCTAACTTAATAGTTTTAGAAATCCTTAAGAGTTTTTTCTTACCATCTTTCTCAACTTGTTTAGACACATCTACTATCATCGTATCGTCTTTATGAAGTCTGATACCTGAAGGCAGTCTTGTCTTAACGTAAGTAAGCATGGATTGTTTCATTGCTTCTCCTTATGGATTGTGAAGTTAGGTGTTTCTACAATGTTACTTTCTAACTCACGCATATTGCCAATCTTAAACTTATCGTAACTGTCTCCTTTTAAGATTGCTTTAAGTCTTAACCCTCTGCTAGTTAATTTAACCCAAGCATATCTTTGATTGTTGAATGGGTTATTTATTCTAGACACAAGATTAACTTTCTTCAGACTTTCGATTGCTCTGCTAACTGATGGTGCAAGTAATCTATATCCAAAGACTTTCTCACAAGTGTCCGCTATTGCTCTAGTCGTAAGACCTTCTTTGGTTTCTGGCATCAAACATATAGTCTTAAAAAGAATATAATGTTGAAACGGAACACCATTGAAGTACGCATTAAGCGAACCACCTGTTGCTGTTTGTTCTCTCTCGTCATTCTTAAGCATTGTTAAGAAGGCGAAATCAAATCGTAAGTTGTCAATTAATGACATTCTCTTTTCTCTCTCTTTCATTATTAAGAACAACTAAAGTCGGAGCTTTGAGAGTACCTTTTCTGGCTTGACCTATGATTTCTCCAAAGTTTAATTCTTTTTCAAAATCATAAATAACAGCTTCATAAAAGTCTTTCTCACTCATAACTTTCTTATGTGTGTACTCAACAACGCAATCTCCTATCTTAAGAGCAATACATTTTTGAAACTCGTCATCTATTAAAATACTTCGTTTAATAAATGGTAAACCACCAGCATCTAGCTGATAACTTACATCGTTAGGATATTGTTCTCTAAGATTGAAAACGAAATAATCAAAATCATTTCCACCCCAACATTTTTTAAACATACTAACGACACTACATATACCATCAGCAATGCACATCATTGCCATAGTAGTTATTCTAGTTCTTAACATCAGTAACTCCTTTCGTAATTAAAGGAATTACATTAGTCATATTATTATCACCTGTAGCACATTCCACAAGTGGTAGCTCCAGTTGTACTGGTTCTTTA